TATAAAATAATTATTACAATAATCCACTATATTTTCTTCTACTATAGGTATTAATGTTTTTATTAAAGAATCATAAGTGCTTCCCGATATTTGCAATAAGGTTTTAACTTTTGATAAAGTCACTATCATATTACTGCACCACCTTATATACTTGTTTTATTTTATTATTCATTTTTGGAAACTTTTTATTAATTTCCTTTGCTTTTCGTTCTCTTTCCTCATAAGACATATTTTTAATTTTATGTTTTTTCTTATAGTCTTCAAATGAGCCTTCAAACGAACCATGTTCAGAAGCGGAAATATATAATTTAAATAATTTATCTTCGATTTCTTTATCATAATAATCTTTTACACCTTTTTTATAAATCTTGTAGGCTTTTTTAAATTCCTTATTTAATAAAATATTATAATAATTAGAATCTTTATAAATTTTCATTAACATATTGTCTATTTCCTCTTCTGAAAAAGTGTTTGCTATATTTTTAATAAAAGTATTAATTACACTAATTGCTTCATTAATACTTTTATCTTCATAATTATTTTCGTGTCCTGAATCATTTAAAACAATAGCAATTTCAAAAAATATCTTTAAAATACTATCTATATCTAAATGTTTTAAATCTGTTTTTTCAAAAATGATGATATTTTCTATAATAAACGATTCTAAATAATCATAAACTATCAGGCTAATATCATCATATAAAGGTCTATATTCAAATTCAAAATTTAAACGGTCTATATTATTATTTAAATTATCGCATAATTTTATTACATCTTTAAATAATACCATGTGTTTATTTAGCCTTATTTTGTGGTTTAATTAGATTTTTAACACCTTCTATATCTTTATCCGAAAATTTAAACAATGCTTTTATATCGTTAATATTGATACCTAATACCTTTAATAATCTTAATGGTGCTACAGCTTCCATAAGTTCAAAACAATAATCTATAAGGTCGTCTATGGTATACTCGTTCATTTCTTCCATAGATATTTTTTTATGTGATGTAATTAACTGTTTAACCTCGTTTAATGCTTTTCCCCAATTTTCATTTATATAAAATACTACATCTGCCATTAAAATCAATTGTTTTTGAGTATCTGTTAATTTATTATCTTCATGAATCCTTATCGCGTATTTTGCAAAAAAGCCATAATAAGATTTTAATTCCATCAATTTAGAAATATTACTTAATATAGCAAGTTCATTTATATTAAGCTGTTTAACTGTTAATTGATCTCCTTTTAAACGTTCTAACATGTCTTTTTTGTCTGTATTTACTGTTTCCATTTTTTTAATTCACTCTCTTTCTATATATTAACTAGGTGACGCTTGTCTCATTTCAAAAGGTGGTGTAGTTGAACTGGATGCATATAAACCTTCAAATGTTCTTTCCGTTACTACCTCGCCTTTTTCACCAAACTCATATGTTATGGTTGGTGTTATATCAAATGCTTTATATAAATATATAGTTATAGGTGATCCGTCATGTTTTTCACCTACAAATGCCAAATTAGTCAAAACATCAGTTGATAAAACATTTAATCTAAAATTAACCTTTTTAGCACTTAGACCATGTTTATCTGTTATATCTGTAACAGTATGAGGTATTCCATAAAAAGAATTTAAATAATCTATTTTCAAAAAGTTTATAATCAATTGTGGTTTCCACATTTCCACTTTTTGCATTCCTTTTTTTGGTCCATAAGCTCCATTAAACTCTATTAATTTAATAGTCCTACCTGCTTTATATTTACAGCTTCCCATTGTTGGACCTAATTCGGTTTCGGTACCTTCGCCTAAATCTTTATAAACTTTTCCAACACCTAATAAAATATCTTTACTTAAAGATGCTGATGGTGTCCATACATTTTTAGCCATTATGCGATCACCTCCGCAACTGTTCCTGATGTATAAAAATAAAATTCTATAGGTACTGTTGTTTCCTCACCATCACCGTAATGAGGTACAAATTCCAATGTTGTTACTACTGATTCCCTATTGCCTGAGAAATCTAGTTCAATATCATTAACAATAGCTACATTCTTATAAACAATTACAATTGGAACACCATCATGAGTACATGTCACAATAGCTACATTATGATAATATTCATCATCTTCTATATTTATTTTACCTATTAGTTTAAAATAGGTTGATTCATCTGTAGATGTTATACCTTGTCCACCATTTTGAGGTAATATAGATGATTGTGTCGAAGCTTTTACTAACGAAATAGCATCTAACATTGAGTCTACTAAATCACTTGGTGTGTTTATGATAACATAACTCATACCGGTAATATTACTCCAATCACCACTTGCTAACTGTGTAAATGAACTTTTAGAAATTACAAAATTATTATATGAATCTGCTACTAAATCAGTTCCCGCTAAACTTTTATGATATGCATTTGTCAATGTTCCTACTGGATCACTATGGAAATATACTCTTAATACAGCCGTATCTAAATCAATTTTATCTTGAGCTGATATATAAATACTAAACCCAATATAATCACTATCCCCGGATACTTCACCATTTTCTAAAACAGTAAAATCCATTACTTCATCAAATACAGTATGTGAACCATGACCATCAGTATCAGCCGACATTTTAACTGCTTGTTTACCGTTATTAACAATTGTTGTTTCTGCTGTATAAGTGCCACCATTACCTTCCCAGTCACCACTTACCCATGCTGAATCCGGGCTAGTGTTTGGGTCTTCACACCAATTAATTCTTTTCTTGTTTTCGGCTTTTAATACTTCTAAATCAGCCGATATTTTACCACCCATTTTATCAATACTTATTAATGGTACATTATTCTCATCAAGCACTATTCCATAATGACCGTTAGAATTATGGATGATTATCTCTCTGTCAATATCTGCCTGACATTTTCCTTTTATAATGCCTAGTTCTTTTTGTTCTGGTAAACCCCAGTTACCATATAAGTAACATTCACTCATTACGGTACCACTACCGTCAGAAGCCGGAGAAAAAGGCTTTAAATTAGCTTGTGCCATAAAGTATTTACCTCCTTTACTTAATATAAATGGATTTCATATCTTTGTTGGATTCTTTTAATGTTAGGTGTATCATCCGGTATTGTACCCTCAAATATTTTATAACATCTAAAAAAACCTTCCGATTCTGTTTGATATAATCCATTCAATGCATTCTTTACTAAATCAGATGCATCTAAAATATTATTACTTGTGTTTTGATCCCAAAAATCAATCTCTAATATCCATCTTTCCTTATACAATGTATCATCTGTTTCACTAGGAAATCTATAAATTATATAAGGGAATGTTGATGTATTTCCCGCTTCATCTGGATATACATTCATAGTACTATTTACAGCTTCTAATATATCTGCTTTTATATATTTTTTAAGCTTTCTTAATGGCATCATATTTTTTTTACATTCCCTTCTTATTTATAAATTCTTACCTAATTGTTTTTTTGCTATCTGCATATATCTTGGTATGTAATTATATACACTAGGTCTTACAAATGGATGTGCCGGCATTTTATATGTACCATATTCTTGAAACCCCGCATATTCACCATTATTTATAAAATGTACCTCGTTTTCACCAGACACTTTAAATTCGTTTTTACTTTTTAAATACCCTGTGTCTACGGCAACATGATGATCCATTTTTGATTTTCCAAACTTTCCTGAAGCTTCTAAAAAATCTTTTTTATTTTTTCTAAATTGTTGTTTAAAACTATTCAAATTATTTTCTATCATAATACATACCTCTTAATATTCAGGATTAGTAAAAACCTCTATACCATAAGTTTTACCACCTGCATTAGCCCATACTATATCTATAGTATCTGTTGGCTTTAATGGTACATTTCGAGTTGGAGCGTATCTATGATATTGTACTGAACTCATATCCTGTGATTCTAATACGTGATCGTATACCGCATTGGTACCATTGTTAATGGTAATTGTCAAATCACCAGAAGCACCTACAGCATTTAATGATACTCTTACTTCTTTTAATGCCCATCTTTTACCTGTTTCAGGAGCAGAAACATTAATACTTACTGCTCCTGATCCTGTTTCTCTTGTAATATGATTGTCAATTTTATGTTCTTCTAATTCTGTTAATCTAGGTAAACTCACATTATCACCTCAATTAATAACCGACTGTAATTGAGGCTCTTGCCCAATTAGCACCGGAAATTGTATTATTTGCAGTACATAAATACATATAAGAACTATCAAATTTGACATCACCTTTATTACCTACTGTTCCATCAACTCCGGCAGTTGTATCACCTAAAGTTGTAATTTCACTCCCGAATGTACCATTTGCCATAGTTTCACTTACTGCGATTGAATTTCCAGCAACACCTTTAGTAGCCGCTGTTACGGTTACGGATGTTCCGGTACCTTGTGACATGGTATAAGTTGTTCCCTCATCTGCCCCAATTAATGCACCATCAGCATTAGCGGCGGTACAATCTGCACCTGCTTGTGTAGTTCCTAATGTACCAGAACCGTCAACTGATCCATTTGTAATATCTTCTGTAAATACAATTGAATCACCTGCTGTACCGGCAACTAATGCAGTAATAACACAAGCGTCGCCAACAAAATCAGCCGCACTTACACTAGGATGAGCCATATTAATTAAATCGGTTCCGTTGATAGCCGCAACTATGTTTAATTTTGTGGTTGCTTCATCAACACCAATTGCTATTTCTCCGGCTTCATCTGCTATTGCTTTAAATGTGTAAGTAGTGTCACCTATTACAAAGGATTCGTCGGCACTGACTTGATCTGTAATAGTTAATGTGCCTTGAGAAGCTGTTGCATGACTTGTAATATCAACCGCTATATTTTCTGGTGATGTTTTAGATTGTGCCGCATCTGCAAGAAATTCATAAACATCACCATCAATAGTAACTGTTTCACCATCTATTACAACACCTGATAATGTTAAAGTACCTACAGCCGCTACAGCGTTTACTGGTGTACCTGCAATACCGGCTGATTCACTAATTGATTTTGAATTAACACCATCATGGTCATGACCTACAGTATTATCAAATATTTGCAATAATACTTCTCTAATCTGAGGATTTTTTACACTTTGTTCTATATTAGCTTTTAAACTTGTACTCATTTATTTACCCTCCTGTAGTATTAAATAATTAATACATTTGTTCCAAGATTTATTATGAAGTAGATAGACCTGTAACCGATCCATGATATTCTTCTGGACCATAATCCAAACCTGCTTGTAACAAAATTTGTTTCTTGCTACTTGCTCCTGTTCTAGCTAATGATTCTACTGTAACTAATCCACCCGGTAATGGTTGAATAACCAATTTAAGTACTGACATTTCAGTAAAATATAGTTCATCAGTTGGCATATTATAATCATTAATTAATGAAAAATCACCATATGGTGTACTAATCATCTTCATGGAATACCCACCTTGTGAATTACTTTGAATAGGATATCCATATAAAGCATTGATTCTTTCTAATTGATATCCTGAACATAAACAAGCAATATCCATCATTGGTGAACCTGCTAATTGCATAGTCCTAAGGATTTCATTAATCATTGCCATTGATAAATTAGCGGAACCACCTGCTACATTATTTGTTGAAATCGCATTGGCTAGTCCTCTAGTTTGACCGGCTGTGGAAGACCCTGCGGCTACATAACTACCGTTAATACAACTGTAATTTAAATCTACAGCGATTTGTTGCATATTAGATGCAACTTGGAAATCCATTTCACTAATAGGCTGAATCTGTTCATTAACATTTAAACCGGCTCTTTGACCGTAATTGGATTCCTTCATATCTGTAACCTCTGCAACTTGTTGATGAACTTGAATTGCATTGGTATCCTGACCTCTTGTATAAGTAGTTGGTGTAGGTGTTCTACTGTCATCTTCTGCAACTACTCTTGATTGTGCCGGAATAGTTACACTTGATGTTTGAGCCACCGTAAATAAATTTGAATTGACAATTCTTACTTTACCTGCATTAATGGCTATTTGTAAATTCCATTTACTTGTATCATCAGGTATACTCAAAAGTCTTCCCAAAAACGGAGCGTTTATTTTACCTAATTTAAATAAACTACCAGCATAATTATTGGTATCTAATCCTGTATAAGCCATTTATTTCACCTCTTCATTATTTTTGTTGTTGTTTCTTGGCTTCATCATATTGCATTTGTAATGATAAAGCTCCCATTTCATCACCTTTTTTCTGAGCTTCTAGTATTTGTTGTTCAAATACATTAATATCAAGGTTTTTATTACCTTTTGTCGGTGATTGTCCTACTATATCGTTATTACCAAACATATCTTTATAATCTGTCTTCAATGGTAATAGAATCTTATCTTGATTTAAAATCTCATCATCTTTTATAACCAATTCATCCAAATTGATTTGGCTTAAAAGAAGTTTAGAATTTTTATCACTAACTCCATTACTTTTTAACATGTCTTTAGCCAGATTCAAATTAAATTTATATTGGTATTCCTTTTCTTTTTTCTCAATATCTGCATTAAATAATGACTGTTGGTCATCTTTTTCTTTGTTATGCTTTTCGATCAATTTTTGTATTTCTTCCTTATGTTCTTTGGAAGTAACCATATTTTCATAATCTTTTTGATGTTTTTTATTAAGCTCTTCCATATCTTCCAAACGTTTTTTATAATCTTTTGCCTCTTCATTTTTCTTATTATATTGTTCTTTAGGCATATGTTTTTTACTATCATAGAGATATTTTCCTTTTAATTTATCTTTAAATTTTGAGTAAAATGTACTCTTTTCAAGTTCTTTAAACACGTCTTCGCCTATTATTTCTTTTAACCAATCCATTTTAATATCCTCCGTTTTATAGACCTTAGTCTTTTAATATTTTTTTATAGTGCTTTATTGCACTAATTTAAACTTCTTAGCTAAAAAGTTTATAACTTATCTTGATTTTCTGTTTGCTCTTCTTCTTCTGAACCACTGTTTTCATCTTTATTTGTTTCTTCTTTAAGTTTATCATATTCATCATCCGTTGAATATGGATTTAACATGGTTCTTGTTTCTTGAGAAAGCATTCCAACACTTTTAACTAAATTATCTATTAATTCAGATTCATTAATTAGTAATCTTTTATTAAATATAATTTTAACTTTATTTAAATCATATTCTTTCCCAAGGTTTTTTATTTTTCTATATATATTTTCAAATAACATTATTTCTTTAATAAATCGTTTAAGTTGTTTAATAAATTTATTTGCTTTTTGATCCAAACTTTCAAATTTACTTTTGATTACTATATTAGTTAAATTTGAACCGGTTAATGTGTCAGTATCAACCGCCTGACTAAATAGATAGATATTTTTCCTTATTGTTTCCAAAAATTCTTTTCTGGCCGCATAAGGTACTTCTTTTGTTAAAAATTCAATATCACCATCTTCATCAACATTAGCAATACCATATTTTTTAATTAATTCTAATACATTACTAATCGATGCCTCATCACTCAAATCACCTTTATAATTTTTAAGTTTTATTATAATATCCTGAAAATCTTCAAAATTATTTGCAAAATCACTTAAACAAATATCATAAATATCTATTAAATCTTTTATGATCCCCAAATCATTTAAATTCTTTTTATTATTATTTAAACAGATAAATGGAATTCTGCCAAAACCTATACCCTTATTATCTTTAGATTTATCATTTACTTTTAATATATAAGGTGTCGAGTTTAATAAAATTAAATCAGTACCATCTAACATATAAGTTGATTTTACATCCTTATCATAAGTTTCTACATATTTTTTATTTTTCTCATAAAACCTTATAATAAATGATAATTCCTCCATGTCATCATAAAACGCAATTATTTCCTCAGTTGGTATTATTTTATAACTTAATTCTGAAAATTCATTAATATAAATATATACCCAAGCTTTCTTTTTAATGCTTGCTTCTTCTGCAACCTCATCTATAAACTCGTTTATATCCAATATTGGCATGTAATCTTCAAATGTAATATCTTTACCAACACAATAACTTACTTTTTGGTCTACTATCATTTTAAAGAAATTATTAGCTATTTTATTATTTGCTCTATAAGGATCATTTTTTAATGAGTTGTTATAATAATAACTAAAGCTTCTATCTTTTATTTTTGACTTACTTACATAATATTTTTCAGCCTGCATAATATCTTTGTAATCTTGTGAAGCTTTATACTCATCAATGGCTTGTATTATTTGGTCATTTGTCAATCCTTTCACCTCCTATCAATAATATACTGGTTTAATATTAGGTGTATTCCAACCATGTGAAAATATTTGTTCATCTAATGCATATCTAATGGAATCTATTGCATCATCATTTAACTTTGGAAATTCTTCTATTATTATACCTTCTTTATTTCTTTTGGACCTATAAGAATTTAATTCCCTAAATGTGTTAGGACATCTTACAGGATCGACATAAATATGTGAAAGGTTTTGCAACCATTTAAAACTATGATCTCTTCCATCTTTACCTTTAACTTTTGTGCAACGTATTATATTTAATCCCATTGCTTTTAGTTCTCTAATTTGATTTCTGGCCGCATTATCACCTTTTATTAATTCATTATATGATATTTTATTATCTATTTCCTTTTTTAATTCTTTATTTAATATATCGGTTCTATATACTTCATCAAATATATATAAATCGGTATTATCGAAATGCATTCTAGTATATGCTGTTGGATGAGCTGAGCCAAAATCTAAGCCATTATATAATTTATCAAAACTATCTATCATATCTTTCATATTCATAGGTACTACGTTTCTGAAAACTTCGCCACCGGTTCCAGTTATTTTACCCTCGTAGATATTTAAATACTTTTCATAGTTTTCTTTTTTCATACGTTCTATGGTGTTTAATTGCCTACGATTTATCCATTTAGATGGTACGGTTGTATAATCAGAATGGATAATAAGTCGATCTGGATATTCTTTTGTCATTTCTATATTTACCCAATGATCTTTACTAGGTGGTGGATTAAATGTATAAAATATAATAGATTTCTCGCCTCTGGCTAATGATATATTGACTGAATTTATTTCGTCCATTCCTGCAAACTCTTCTGTTTCCTCATATAAAATATATTTACAATATCCTTCCTCAAACTCACTAGATTTTAGTTTTGTCGGTTCATCACACCCATGAAACCTAATTTCTTGACCGGAAGGAATATATACACATTTTAGAGGACTTACTGTACATTTCCAAAGATGTTTTATACCAAATATATTTAATGTCCATATTATTTTACTATATACTGTACTTTTCAAGGTACCGGCTATTTTTCTGATACAAGTAGCATGTGTTTTCTCTTTTCTTTCATGCCAATCTTCCATCATACCAAATATTGTTATCTCTGCGGCAAATGAGCTTTTAGCTGAATGTCTACCACCTGAATTTACTATTTCTAAGGTTTCTGCATCTAATATAGTATTTATATGAGGTTTAAAAGGTTCAGTTACTTGATCTGCTAATTTAATCATTTTTTTACTCTCTTTTAAATATAAGTTGGTCTTTATTAGGTGAAGTACCAACAGGATACCTTTTTAATAATTCAGCAGCCGCCTTAGTTCTTTCTTTCACATCAATTTTTTTATCTCTCATTATAGTAGTGAAATACTCGATAATTTCATCCAATTGTGCATGTTTATCACAATTATTTTGTTTGACTAGTTCTTCTATTTTTTCATTAATTTTTGGTTTACTCAGTAATATGCTACCTTGTCGATATAAACAATTCTTTTCTTGTTTAGTCAATTCTCTTTTCTCTTTTTTTGCAGTGTCTTGAATCTTTTTGCAATACCCGGCTTTTAAAGCGGCTTCATAAGCATTACAACAAATTGCATATTCAAGGCAAAATTTTAACTGCAATGGTGTTAATGAAAACACGTATTATTTGCCTGCACTATGCTTTTTTATAAAATCATATCCTGCATTTTTACCTTGAATCATACTATCAAAAAATGATAAGCTGAATGTTTTTCCATTATCATAACCACATGATACTAAATATTTTTTTCTATCTATACAATATTTTATATAGATGTCATATTTTCCACCATTACAGACAACTAATGACTTATAGGAATCTATATTACGTAATGGTGTACCGTTTTTATTACGTAACTTCCTTCCGTATCCGTCAACAAAATCATCTTCGGTAATAGTTTTTTCAAATAATACCTCTTCATTTAATACAGTACCTTTTATATTTATATCTCTTACTCCCTTAACAGTATAAAGATTTTTATCATTTCTGAATTTTGATTTATTTGATTTTGTTTCAGCCATAAATCACGCCTCCTTTTATTTAATAATAGCAGTGACGGGAATCGAACCCATGATAACCGGAATATGAACCCGGTACCTTGCCACTTGGTTACACTGCAATAAACAATTGATTAACAGGAATCGAACCTATATCTTTCTAAGCCACTCGAATGTTCTACCATTGAACTATAACCAACCAATTAAAAGGACCGCTGGGAATCGAACCCAGACATATAGAAATATATTGGATAGCTAATCCATGGATAATGCCAATATCCCAAATCCTAACACAATCACATTAATTATATTACTAACACTCAATACTGGAATTTTTGTTTATGGTCTATGTTATCTACCTACTTTTGCATTTCGGTTTGTTTCCATACCATATTATAAAACGTTCTTGAGCCATTATATTTATTTACCTCTAATTTTCAAGTATATAAGTTCATTATCGCTTATATACCCTACTAATTAGAACCTTCCTGCCACCTATCGTTTATTAATATGCTTTGTTAACGTTCCCAACTAGTATGGTTAACACTTAAGGTGTTTAAAAACGATCAAAAACTTTTACCTGAATAGGTAGTAAGGACTTGCACCTTATACAACAACTTTGTCAAAGTCAATTGACTTCGTAAGGACTTGCCCCTTAGTAACTTACTATGTCTACCTATCTTACCTGACTGGAATAAATGGATTTGAACCACTACTATTAGAATCAAAGTCTAATATGCTACCATTACATCATATTCCATTAAAATCTTTTTCTGTTATCTTCTTTAATAATATACCCTCTTTTACTTCAATAACATTTATAGAATCTCCTGCTTTTAATTCTTTATTTTTTGCAATATTTAAAGGTATATTAAACACTAAACTACCTCTTTTGTTTATTTTGTATATTTTTCTAATACTTAAGTTATCATTCATTTCCATATTCCTTTTTTTGCCAAAAAGGTAGTGATGAGCTTATTCACTACCTTTTTGAGCATTAGTTAATTTCAAAATTTTATATAGGATTTGTTTGAGTCATAATCATAATTAAATTATATCATGTTTAGCTTTTTGAGTCAATATGATATAATTTAGATACGAACTAATTAAGGAGAATATTAAAATGGACAAAGTTAAAATAGGTGGTATTTTATATAAAGTTTCAAAAATTAAAGATTTAGCCAGAGATAGAGGTCACTTAGGTGAATGCTGTGGTAATAATGCAACAATAGGTTTAGATGATAATTTACATTCAGATGTTGAAAGAAAAGTATTACTGCATGAAATTATTGAGGCTATTAATTTTGAGTATGAGTTAGAATTAGCACATAATAAAATATCTACTTTAGAATCATCTTTATATCAAGTAATAATGGATAATAAAGAATTAATAAAAAGCTTTTGGAAGGTTGATGATTAAATGGAAATAAAATTAATAACTAAAGAAACAAATCTAAATGAGGTAAGATTACACCCTTATAATTGGGATGCAACATGTTATAAAAATACTATGTTATTAGATGTATACAAGATAGAAGGCTATTATCATTGTATAGGTGGAAAATATGGTAATAATGATTTATGGTGCTGTCCTAGAGGTGAAAAACCGACTTTTGATAATTTAGTAGAATTTAACGGTAATGCTTGTAATTGGGATTTTGAAGTTAAACAAGAAAATTATACTAAATCAAAATGGAATGAAACAGAAGTTTTATGTACTAATTTAGTCATTATCAGACGTAATGGAAAAAGATTTTATTCATTCGGTTGTCGTGATCTTGAATATGGTGTCCATAAAGCTATGGTATTAATGACCGATATACAGGAACATCCTATATCATTTAGTCATATAAATTATGAGAATGAAATATTAAATAGAAGAATTGATTGGAAGCATATGCCTTCCATTATAAAAAGTTATACCATGGATGGAAACCTTGGTATTGTTCCAGATGAAAGATTAATTACTCCTGAAGAATTTTCTAAAAAAGTATTAGGTGATTTTGAAGATAATATGGTTATGGAAGATTTATTTGCACCAAGTATAGATTGGTTTAGAGAGGTTGATGATTAAATGAAAAAAGTTAGTGCTAGAAAATTAGATTTAAGATGTCTAGAGAAAGAACCAAATACTTTTGAAATTAGAGATATGGATAATAAGTTAATCTCTAATTCATGTGAGGATTTATCAAATGGTTTGGAAGATGGTCAAACAGCTACATTTTATTTTGTAGGTTTAACCGAATCAATGTATACAAATAAAAATCCTAAAAAGCCTATGACTTGTAATGTGACTGGAACTCCTTCATTTGAGATTATTGAGTACCTTTATAAGAAAAAGAAAATGTCTATAATGGGTATTTTTACATTATATCTTCGGATGTGTGAAGATTGTATTAATGAGCTTGAGTCTATAGCTAAAGGCGAAGTTAGTTATAAAAGAACGGCTGGAACTGAATGCGATTTTTGTAAAGAAATACTTAAATTGGTTTAAATAAAATTATTAGATAACATGTGTGAGGCACAGATTGAATAAAATCATCTGTGCCTCTTTATAATTAATTTATCAACACACCGCAAAACCATACGACTGGATGACTAATAGTTTTTATATGAATATATCTACCAGACCATTATATTATAATTATTCGTTTTATGCAATATTTATAAACAAAAAAACCTAGTTATATAGTACTAGGTTTTTAAAATTCACGATGAAAAATGCTAACTTTAGTATATCATATGCAGGATAAAAGTCAAAACGCAGTCTACCAAAATATTTAAAACATATGTATTTTGGCTTTAAAATATATATGTTATATAAAATATTTTAATGAAAGTCTTGAAATATATGATTTAAGACCTTATAAAAAGTTGTATTATTTATGGCAAAAGATTAGACCTTTTATAAAAGATGTATTATTTAGACCCAAATCACTTATTTTAATACTTATTAAATCCATCAGCTTCCAAATATTGTAAAACACAACCTGCAGGCCCTAGTTCCTCAGTGTTAAAATCATACATATAATAAAACATTTAAATTATAATTTCCAGTCGAGTGATTTTTGAACAGTGATTTACCCGACATTTAAACTCTACAATAGTGATAAATGAAAAGGTGGTTACTGACAAATAATGAACTCAACACACCTCAAACCCAGACTACTACTGCATAGTGATTTTAGTGCGTTTTCAGCCGTCTACCTATAGAAATATATTTTTTTACACAGGGTATACAAATGTTTTGTATTGTTCATGTTTAATGGTGGATATTGGTTACCATTTTTTTTATTTTAAATATACATACAGAAATTTGAAACGTCACTAACCTCACTCTTATTATTACTGGGATACAAGCGTGACAATATTTGTAAAAAATCGCTGTAGTGATGTAGTATCCATAGAGAGGAGATTTCATTTTCCGTTTCTCACTTTGAAAATCACTGAAAACACATTATAACCTATTTAATACCAATGTTGTTAAAATCACACAATCATAAAACGAAACATCCTAAATATTGACATAACTGGAAAGTGAAAAAAATACTAAAAAAGTTGTTGTAATACAATAAAAGTTGTTGCAATACTATAAAACTTGTAGTATAATAAATCTACAGACTAAAGTTACTACGATTTCTAAAATTATTAAAGGAGTGAATAACAAGTGTCAAAGTTAAGACTGAAATTATTAGAAAAAGAGATCATGATTAAAAAATTAGCCGATAAATGCGGCGTAACTTCATACATCATGGGTCAAAAAATAAAGTATAATGATAGACTAAAATTACCTGAGATAAAAATAATATTAGATGAATTAAACACAACATTTGAAGATGTGTTTTTGAATGATGAAATAGAAGAGCCGAATAAATTTCAATTATAAGGAGCTGATCCAATGAAATATAAAAAGGTTATATTTGATGATATAGATACCTTACTGGATTTAGAAAAGTTTAATAAAATGCCGGATGATGAATATGATGCATTTATAGAAAATCCAAATAATATCAATACAATATTTGATGAAGAAATACAGAATCTAAAGGATAAGCAGATAAATGTAATTAAAATTGATAAAGATATTAAAAATCTTACATTATCTTGCATAGTTGAAGATAATGACAGTGAAATTATACATTTATATATCAGACCTCAAATTATAACATGTGATGAAAATGGAAAACCATTATCACAAACGAAAAACTCCATAGACACTGATGTTAATAACGTATTATCACAATATTTAAAGAGCCAAGGTATTATAATACAAAAACTTGATTCAGACGGTGTAATATTTGACTGTCCATTATGTAAGGATAATGATTTTAAATGTAAGATGTTTTACAATACCGGTATAATCAATGCTTTTAGAAATACTTGTTCTACCGAAGCAAAACATGTTGACCTTTTTAGAAGATTAACAAGAGAAGCAAAAGGATATTTAAAAGAAATCAAAAAAGCTCATAAACAAGAAATAGTTAATGAAAAAATGCATAGGCTTGATAAGTTAAAAATCAAAGCGGATATGAATTTAGAATTATATGAATATTCATGTGAGAAAGGTTATTATACAAAATTACCTAAAAGAAAACTTGAAAAATATATTTATGATTATTGTAGTCCAGAAGACAACAAAGAATATAGAGATATCCTTGGAGAAGTAAGAAACGATTATAAACCTGAACCATTCGCAGAAGGTTATTTAATGAATATGGAAAATGGTATTTATAATATTAAAGAAGATAAGTTATTAGAAAAAGATTCAGATATGTTTTTCACATATGTTATACCTGCGAAATATGATCCAAGTGCAAACTCAGAATTATTATATAACACTGTAAGGCAAATATTTGATAGTGATGAAATAGTGACTGAATTTAAAAAAGCATTAGGATATTCCATTCATGATACATGCATGTTTGAAAAAGGATTTATATTAAGAGGCACGAAAAATGGAGCCAATGGTAAAGATACGATATTAGGTTTATTGGTAGGATGTAAGGAAAACAATTACAGAGGTCTTTTTAGTCATTTGGCTGTTAAAGCTTCCATCACAGATTTAAACGACACATTTTCTCATTCAATGATTGAAAATAAAAAAGTATGGTTTGATACTGATTATAACGAAGCATTTTTAAAACACACTGCTATAATTCGTAAAATGATATCAGGATCAGTCTTAAAAGTGAGAGAACCATTTAAGGAATTTAGATATATAGAGGCAAACTGTAAGCCATGGATAGCATGTAATACACTACCAAAACTTGAAAACAATGACGGTGGTTGGTGGCGTAGATGGCAGATATTTGATTGTCAATTAACATTTGGTGGTAAAAATGGAGCTAAAAAAGACCCAACCTTAAAATTTAAATTAAATACTGATGTAGTATATAGCACATTATTTAATTGGGTTATTGAAGGATACAAAGCAGTCGAAAATTATAATATTACAGATGGTGAGTTTTTTATGGAAAATGATGCGGCTATTGATACTTGGAAAAAACAAGCTAATAATATTGTGTTATTCATTGATGAAGAATGTAATATTAATCCTGATGTTAAAATAAAAAGATCATTGTTGTATAAGTATTATAAACAACATTGTCTGAATTCAGGAACCAAACCATTAGGGAAACAAAATTTTTATGAGAAAATAATTTATGAATCAGCCATATATCATAAAAAATCAAATGGTGTTGATTGGCTTTATGGTATTGAAATGAAAGGGGAATTTGAATATGAAGATAATGGGCTTTGATATAAGATTTGCTATTGTTGACTTGGAATGCTTGGAAGACTATTTTAGTCTCCAAGTCTCCAATGAAAAAAGCGACAAAGTTAGTATAATAGAGTGTACAGAAAACAGCCACTTTTTTAAATTATATAACAACTTGAAAAAAAGTACTATACAAAAAATAAATAGACCTATGTATGTATATTCAATTGATTATGATAAAACAATGTTAAACGCACTATGTAAAATTGTGGAACAAAAAAACAGAGGACAACTAAAAGGTATAAATATAAACAAAATGTTAAGAGATATTAATAATTATTTAATACCTGCTAAAGGACCTGTTAAACCAAAGAAATCTGATGAAGTACATTACTTTAGATTAAATCGAGAATTTTGGGCATTTAAAGACAAATATGGAAAGAATAATCCAACAAGAGATTTTGCAGATTGTTATAATTATGCATTACAAAGAATAAAATCACAATACACCGGAAAATGTTTAGAATTCATAGAGAAATATCATTTTTTATTTGGACAATCTAAAGTATATAAAAAATTAACAATAAACGAAGTTCCTAGGATTTACGGTTATATAATAATTGATAAAGAAAAAAATGTAGCTCCGAGTATAGGACTAAAGAAACTACAATTAATAAAAGAAGATTATAATGTAAAGTTTAATTTTGACAAATATAAAACCATAAAAGATATTAAAGATGATGGCTTATATGATTATTGGATTAAATATAGTAAAAATGATATAACCTTTTTAAAAAAATTATTCATGGAAAAACCATTAGATGATATTAAAGAAAGAATTTATGCAATAAGAGCAGTACAAAAAATTAAACCGGATCTTAAGTATACAAATGATATGATTTTTACTGGAACACATACAAGGTTAGTTTCTGGTGTATTAAGTATAAACAATCCTAATAAAAAAATAGTAATAGATTATCCTGATTATATTAAAACTAATTTTAAAAAGTTCAATGATTTCGTAAGTTTTGTAAATACACATAATAATATCAAGGATGATAAAGAACTTAAAAAAATGTATTGTACTGAATATGAGGTTAATTATATAGAAGATGATGAAATAATAATGACAGATGATAAGCTAGAGTCTAAAATAGGATCATTTAACACTTTAAACTATAATGGTATGGAAATTAAATTTGGTTTAGGTGGTATACATGGAGCTATACCAGATTATACAGGAGAGAATTTATTACATTCTGATTATACATCACAATATACCTCTATAATCTTACAATACAAAGAATTGTTTAAAAATATCATAGATGTTGATTTATATGAGGCTATATATAATATGCGTATAAAGGATAAAGCAAACTTAAAAAACATGGTATACGGTTCAGATGAATATAATGAGTGTAATTTAATAGTCACAGGTTTAAAGTTGATATTAAATTTTACATTCGGTTTAATAAATAGTAATTTTGATTTACCTGTAAGCTGTAAACCACTTGGTAGATTTATATGTCTTAAAGGTCAAAGCTTGTTGTTGAACTTATTAGAAAAACTTATCAATCCTATAAATGTTAATACAGACGGTATCATATGGAAAAATGATGGTAGCCTAAATGTAGAAACAATTACCAAGGCAGATGGATATTTTAAGTTGGACAATAATAAAATTGAAATGTTATTACAGAATAATGTAAACAATTATATAAAAATGGTTAAAGTAAAAGCTTTTGATGGAACAATGAAAAATAAAATGAAAACAAAAGGAAAATATAATATCTCCATAAAACAAAGGATTAATTCAGATGAAAAATTAAGTGTAAATTTAGAAAATGCTTTAAATCTTTTTCAAAACAAAGAGGTAACATGTGAACCTATTTATTTCGGGAAGAAAATAAATATAAAACATGGTACAGATACTCCATATTATTTAACCAATAAAAAACAAGGATACACAGCAATTAAAGCACTAAAAAAGCCATTAATATTAGGTATAGATGACGAATTATATTATTTCACATCTGATAAAAATAAAGCTGATATTAATGTATATAAACACTTTGCCGAAATGTTTTTAAACAAAATTTATACATTTGAAATTTTCACAAAAACTAAAAAAATAATACCTTATATAGAATATCCTATTATAGAAGATTCAGAAGAAAATAATAAGATAAAAAATAAAAACAAACTTAAATTATATAGGATGTTTGGTAGTAATCATATATTTTTTGGTGGATTTAGAGGAGATTTAAAAGCAACAAGTTTTATAAATAATAATCCTATACAGAATTTAATTCATTATAAAAAGACAGAAATTCAAAAATCTACATTTTGTAAAGGTTTTGGTGTAGCACCAGAAGATAAATATTTAATAATAGATGTAGATATTTATGATAAGAAAACAGGAAAATCTAAAGAAGGTTATGAAATATGCAATGATATTATAGAAGCCTTAGAGCAATCTAATACATTTACTTGCTGGAACAATGCAACTAGTAAATATGGTAATAAAAAATATATATTTACTAATCCTAGTAATAAAAGATTTAAAATAAATTCTGAGTATGCTAAATATATAGAATTATTAACTCATAAGGCAATGGTATGGTCGTTACCTAATTGTACACCTACTTATTTTAATAATGAAACTGAACCTAATAATATGTCAAGTTATTTATTTAATAAATTAATAAAATAACTATTGTAACTACTATAATTATGTTGTATAATATAGTTATAGTAGTTATTTTTTATAGAAAGGAGTTCTATAATGGAGAAATCAAATATAAGAAAATTAAGAAAACAAAATAGTTCTTATATAATAACATTGCCGGCAGAATATATTAATTATTGTAAATTAGATTTAAATAGTTTATTATGGGTTAATTTGATTGATAAAAACACAATTTTAATTAAGAAAGTAAAAAAAGAAGAAAGGACTTTTTATAATGAATAAGCAAGTGAAAATAAATATTTTTATAGATAGTGAAAGATGGGCCGCAGATGATGGTAGTTTTTATGTGTATAATGCGTCATATAATTATAAAAATGTCGGAGTAACTACACCAGGTTTCCAATTAAGAAGAGGATACACTATATTGGTAGGTGTATGGACAGAGTTTAGAGGTACACCAAGCTTTAAGGCAGATTATGAAGAAATAGATGAAAGTTCTTATGAGGCTCAATTTAATATTTTATGTTCTATTGATGGAATTAAAGAAATAACAGCAAAGAAAATACTAGATAATATTCCAGATCATAATATTGAAATATTTTATAATGATGATGTTCCTAAAATAAAAGGTATAGGTCCAAAAACAATTGAGAAAATACATCAAGGACTTAATTTCTTGAGAAACAATGCAGTATTAAAAGAATTAATCGCATTGTTAGGTAATTATATATCTAGTGCCAAAATACACAAATTACATAAGCATTTAGTTAATAATTCGATAAAGATGTCTGAATTTAGAGCTGATCCTTATAAAATTTTAATTGAGGATTCAGGATTTAAATTTTATACCGCTGATAAATTAGCACAAGAGAAATTAAAATGTGATCCTGAATTAGACAGTAGAGTAAATTATCTTGGTGAATATGCAACAAAAAATATACTTTTAAAAAGTGGTAGTACATTTACAAGTTATGATAATTTTAAACAAAATATGTATGACTATAACATTGATGTAGATAAATATAATGATTTATTTACAGATGAAAACTCAAAGATAAGCGTTAATGGTAATATTGTACAACTAAGAAATATAGAAAAGGCTGAAATAGATATTCCTAATTATCTTGATTATTATAAGCAATTGACTAAAGAATTAGGTCAATATGAATTGAAGCAACTTAATGAATATATTGAAGAATATGAGAACATAAATAAAATTAAACTACACACTACTCAAAAAGATGCAGTAATTACATCTATATCTAAAAATGCCTCAATTATTTGTGGTGGTGCAGGTACAGGAAAATCGACAATAGTTAAATGCATTATTTATATTTTGAATAGATTAAATAATGCTACTGTTTGTATAGCTCCAACAGGTAAAGCGGCTAGAAGAATGTCAGAAGTCACACAAGAAAACGCATACACATGTCATAGGTTTTATTTAAGTGAATTAGACGATTTAAATAACAATACTAAACCATGGACATCTTTTAATAACAATTGTACATTAATCATTGATGAGTTTTCAATGGTAGATACCTTGTTATTTTATAATGTATTAGAAGCGGCAGACCAAAGTATTAATAAATTTAATAGAATTATATTAATAGGTGATCCCGGACAATTACCGTCTGTAGGTGCTGGTAAAGTTATGACAGATATTATAAATAATAATTATATTGCTGTAATAGAATTGACTAAAACATTTAGACAATTGAGTAATAGTAATATAATTGATATGGCTAATTTAGTAAGGAATAGAAATCCATTACCACATATAGCAGAAAAAGATTTTTTTATTAGCTGTAATGATGTGCCTATAGATTATATATTAAGATGTTATAAAACAAAGTTAAATGCTACATTGTGTCTAGATGATTTATATGATGAGTTTCAAATGTGTACATCTACAAATAAACGTGCGGCACTAATAAATGAAAATATCCAGAGCCAAATAATGAATACAGTTTTATTTAAATTAGGTAAAAATACATTATCGTTTGGCTTAAATGATAAGGTTATGTGTGTAGAAAATGATTATGATAATGATATTTATAATGGTGAATTTGGTAGAGTAGTAGCCTTTAAATATGTATCTAAAGATTGTTTAAATCAGGAACATGAAATTATTGATCCTAAAGAACTACAGAATTTTTATTTAAGTCGTGAATTTTTAAATAGACAAATAAAAGATATGCAATTTAAAGTATATTATAAAGGCTTAAATAGAAATGTAATCTATGATATGGATTGGAATGATATTAATAAATTCAGACCTTCATATTGTACAACAATACATAAGCTCCAAGGATCAGAATTTAAAATTGTAATATGCGATTTATCAGAATTTAATCCTATTACAGATTCAAGATTGTTATATACAGCAATCACCAGAGCCAAAAATTTATTTCTATTGATTAGTTCCAATATGAGTTTGATTAATAAAGTGGCGACTAATCCATATTCAAGTAAAAGACAAACCTTATTATTTAAACATACCAGAGAGGATGATAAAAATGAAGCCAAACTGGACATATGATAAAGATAAGGAAGCATTTATAATAGAACATTGGGTTTTTAAAAAGAATCCTTTGATTTTAAGACGTACAGATATGCAAAAAGTAAGTGATGATTTTTATTTTTATCACGACGACTTTTTCATAATTACTATAGTTTTTGCACTTACAGGAACAGAGGTAAAAATATTTATCCAAGAAAATAAAGAAAGGAAGGTAGTAAAAAAATGAATGTACTAACAATTCAAAGAAAATTAAATTTATTAAATGCAGGGTTAAAGGAGGATGGAATATTAGGAAATAAGACAAAGTTTTGGATTTATGCGGTACAAAATTCTAGTAAAAATCTTGATAATGATGGTGTATACGGTGTCGTAACCAATACATATGTTGACTCCATAATCGGTAAAAAAGGAGTATACACCAACCATTTTAAAAAATATGAATGTGATTGTCATCATTGTGGAAGAAACATAGGTATGGATATAAATGTTTTAATATTAGCTGAAGGTATAAGATTTAAATTTGGTAATAAGCCAATAGCTGTTTCAAGCGGTTACCGGTGTTCTACTCATAATAATGCTGTGGGAGGCGGTACTAAAAGCCAACATCTATATGGAAGAGCCTTAGATATTGTAGTAACAGGTGTATCCGCTTCAAGAGTATATGCGGTAGCTAATGTACTAAATGTTAAAGGTGGTGTAGGAAGTCCAGATTATATAAATTTTACTCATATTGATTCAAGAAAAACGAAGGCAAGATGGTAATAATCATTATTATGAAAGGATTGATAGCAAATGCCAAATGAAAATATTTATCAAAAGATATCGATTATGCAAGAGAGAATTAAAGTTAATAAATCAAGTAGAAATAATTTTGCCGACTTTAATTACAGAACCATCCAAGATATTTTTAGCGAACTAAAACCTTTATTAAAAGAATTAGGATTAATAATTACTTTTGGTGGAGGAAAATTAAATGAAGATAAATATACCTTAGGAATTATGATAACTGATATCAATGATCCTACTAATAGGATTGATGAAACAGGTGAGATTTACATTGATAGAGCAAAGTCAAAAATGGATTTAAGCCAAAAAGTATTAAGTGCTAAAACATTTTTAAAAAAATCATTATTAGAAGATTTATTATTAATTTGTGAAGATGATGATCCAGATAGCCACGACAACACAGGTAAAAATAATTTTCGGGGAAACACTAAACCAAATCAAAAACCGAATACCAGAAATGACAATAAAGGAACTGGATCAACTGAACCAACTAATAAAGAACCTAAAAAAGTTAGTGATAAACAATTAAAGAGGTATTTTGCTATAGCTAAGAATAGAAACGCAGATATTAAAGTATTGGAT